GGTATTATTTCTTCGGATCCTCATGTTTCTGGAACAAGTGGTACTACATTATCTTTAAATAATCAGATTGCTACTTCAGGATTAGTGAGTATTTATAATTTCTTAGATGCTGATTTAGTGGCTCCCAATTCTAGTGAATATTTTGTTATTAATTGTAACACAAGTGCTGTTAGTGATAAGCCAGCCCAATTAGTGGGCTCTTCTATTCCTTCGATGTTCCCTTCGGGGATTGGAATCCCATACTTTAGAGGAGTTTGTAATTTCTTTTCTGGAGTAAGTGGAGACGGTAATCCTAAAGTTCTAAATCATGCTGCTAATTTAGAATATTTGCATTCCCCCTATAGACCATACGGATATGGGAGAATTCAGAGTGGTTGGGATGACATTGAAAGTTTGTTATATTCAAGGTCAGGAGCTACTTTTGAATTTTGGACACATGTTCCAGACCTTCATGACAGTGCGGGAGCGGGATGGAATGCTGACAGTGCCTTATCGTCATTACATAGAGTAGTAGTGGGTTGTGAGAATCGTGGAGGAACCTTCTCCTCAGTAGACCCTTACTGGGTTGCTGGCCCCCAACAAGGCACTAAGACAGTAAAGGGTTTATTGATGGGATTTAGTAGGGACTGTCGCATGACCAGCGGAACTGCCCCCAGTAATAATCCTGCGGATAATGACCTCACAAAGGGTCTTGTATTTCATATGAGTCCTACTCAATCTATTAATACGAGTGGAGTAACATTCTTAGCTGCTTCAGCTAATCCAATTCTATGTCCTCAGGATATTGTACCCCCGAGTGGATACTATGGAATACAAGTAGATACATCTACTACGGCTCTTAATGGGAGTAGTTTTGATGATTGTTCCGCGAACTTTATGTTAGCTACTGTTACGGTAGATTATGTTTCTAAGTTAACACACATTTATTTAAATGGAAGTCTTTTAGCTTCCTCTACTATAACGGAGACATTTGGAGATACAGGGCCTCCTCAAATTCCAGGCATGATAACTCCTGATTCCTTTAGTTATAATTCTGTATTTAGTGGCCTTCCTATGAACGGACCTTTGTTCCCACCTAATTCAGTGGGGCAAACAGATTTTTGGTATTGGGATGGACCACAGCTTCAAGGGGGAAATTCTAGGATGGCTTTAACCCCTTGGATAATTGGGGGAGGTTACACAGATGGTATGTTTTATCAATCTG